TCGAATCTAACGTCTGTCATTGCTGCAGCATCAGCTACATCAGTTGCAAAAACGTCTTCATCTTTAACTACACCAGCAGTAGTGTATATTCCAACATTGAAAGTACACGATCCACCTAATGTGTCTGAACCAATAAATAAATTAGTTACAGAAGCATTTGATGGGATCGGTGCTAACATAACAATATCGTCATTATCACTATCACCAGCAGCTAGTTCAACTGTTCCATTCGCTGTTCTAAGAACACCGTGTAGTTCAGCTGAGTTGTTAGCAACTTGAGGAGATGCCTCAAAGTTTGCTACTAAGTCTGTATTTTTAGTTCCCATAACTTTTATCCTCCTCTATTACGCTTCAGTTGCTTGGATCTCAACTACTTTTTCTTCTTCCATTCTAGTAGCACCAAAAGAAGCACAGTAGTAAACTTGAGTAGCATAACCTTTGTCAGCTCTCTCATCTATTCTAGCTGTAACATCTTTGCCTACACCGATAGCTAAGCCATCTTGTGCGTAAGCGATGCACTGTCTTTTAGAACCAGTAGCATTCAATCTGTTTGACACTATAAAGTTAAAGCCTAAGAATTGATTTACATCACCTGAAGCTAGAGCTTTTACAGTGTTGAAGTCACTTGACGTAACTTCAGTTGTTCCTAATAAATCAGTGATTTGTTTAGGCGATACAATGATGTGTCTTGGAATTGACGGATCAACACTCGCTGCATCTAAGATTTCTTTTGCGGATCTTAGTTTAGCTATTGTTAAACCATTTGAATCAGCTGTACCTAACTTCTGTGCAGAAGGAAGTGCAGTTGATGTGCTTCCAGTTTCACCAGTGAATGACGTACCTAATGCAGCACTGATTATTTCATCATCCATAGCTCTACCCATTGCGAATGCAGCAGCTTGAGCATAAGAAGATGTCGGGTCGATTAAGAGTCTTACCTTGTCTTGATCATCGATAAGATCAGCAAATTCATAATCAACTAAAGATACTCTTCTTCTTGAGTGAGGAGTATCGATTTGTGGAGTGTCTCCATGTCTGCTAGTTCTTTTCTGAGCAGTCACAGCACCCACTTGATCGAAAAATGCGTTCTTACCAACAACACTTTCAAGTCTTACTTTGTCTCTTAACAACGATCCCATTTGTTGAGATAACATTTGTATGTTAGCAGAATACTGCTGTACAAATGCTGTTGTTACTTGTGTAGACATAATAGTCTCTCCTTATTGTTATCAGTTTAGTTTAAACAAAACAGAAAAGTTATCTGTCGAATGACAGGCATCTCTTGGATTTTAAGTCTTTTAGACTAGAGTCTATTCCTTCTTGCCAGTAGGGTTCTCTCGAATTGTCCCACCTTTAACCCATTTATAATATTTTTCACAAATTGGCAAGGGATCTTTTTTTTGATACTCCGTACCAGTTTCTTTAACGATACGGAGTATTTCTAATTTGATCTCTTCTTTTGTTAAGTTATCACTTGGCATTGACCATTGACCTTAATGTGAATACTTGTTGTACGATTTTATCGTGATCAGGATGACCTTTATTCCAGTAAGGACCAGTCTTATCATTCATGATCTGAGAGATTTCTTGTTCAATATCTCTACCTTGATTTACATTTTCACTTTCTGTAGCAATAATTTTATCTTCAGAAAGCATATCAGCAATCTTAGCAAAGCCTTTGATAATCTCAGGATTATCTCCAAGTCTTGATCCATCTTTCATTTGCATATCCAAAACTTCTGCTTTCATATTTGCTTTTGCAAGTGATGCAGCTTTTTGAATATTAGCATCATAAGATTTACCCCACTCTTGTCTAAGCAGTTGTTGAGCTTGTACTTGTGAAGTCTCGGCATCGATTTGACTTTGCTTGGCAGTCTGTTCCATAGAATTTTTATAGAACTCTAAGATACCTTGTGCTTGTTTATTATTTAAACCTAGCTTATGAGCATTCTCTGCAAACTGTTTTACAGCAGTTTCTTCGATTGGTACAACTTCCGATTTAGCCTCAAGTTTATATTTATCAGCAGACTCAGGTCTACCAAGTTTATCATAAACTTCATTCCATTGATCTTCAGTTGAGTTTTGATTTGGCACAGCAACTTTATCTGTTCCAATCATTCGAGTTGCGTTAATGTATGATTTAGCTAACGCATCAATCTCAGTAAACTTAGAGATGTTTGGATCATTTCTAAATTCTTCTGATATAGTTTCTTTCCATGACGTTGCAACTTTTGGCTGGTCAGTCGTGGAAGATACTGTTGTTTGAGTTGTGTCTTGTTTAGTTTCTGTAGGCGTTGGTGTCGTTTCTACAGGCGAAGCTGGTTGCTCCGTTATCTGCGTTTGTTCTGACATTGTTATCTTCCTTTTTCATTATCATTTTGTAGCATTTGTTTTATAAATAGAAGTACGCTACGTTGTCCTTCCATATATGCACTCTCATGACTATCACCTTTGATGTTAGTCGTATGATAGAAGTGGCATCTCTTTTCTAAATCAGACAATACTTTTTTACCATCGTCTGTTTCAAAAGTTTGTTTATAGCTGATTCTTAGTGCAGCAATAATTTTTTCTACTTCTTCTTGTTTTCTTTTGGCTTCACCCATTATTCTACTTCGGCATTAGCAACTGCCTTTGCTTCTTCAGGTAATGCTTTGGCTAGTGGTGCTATCTTACCACCTGCGTCAGCTACTTGTTGAAGTTGTTGCATTTGTGCCATTTGCTCCTGTTGTTGTTGCTTCTGTTGTCTTTCCGCATTCAACTGTGATCTAGGTTTTAAAATCTTTTGTGGCACTCCAACAATATCTGCTAAGTGTCTTACAAGATTATCCATATTCACATGATCGAATACAGGAGCTACATTAGCTAAACTTCCCATGATTTCAATAGCTCTCATAATAGATTGTAACTCTGTGGATTTCTGAGCTTTAGCTAATGGTGATACATATTCAATTTCTATATCTTGACCTGATAAGAAATCAGGTGCAGGTCTGAATTGATTTTTTCTAAGTAGAATATTAAATGCTCTATCGATTAGAGGTTTTAATAATTCAGATTGTAATCTTCCTAATACTGGTCCAAGTAATCTCATCTTCTCTTCGTTTCTTTGGATAACTTCTGTTGCTGTCATTTGTGGACCTTGTTGCATCATAAGTTGATTGACATAGAAAGCATTTCTAATTGCATTACGTCTTTGCTCTTCCATGTTTAATCCTAATGGTGAGTTCGCACCAATATTTAATGGTTCAATTCTATCTCTTGTACCTGCTCTGTAAAAGTTTAGTCCACCTGGTACAGTTCTTACGGGTAAAATAAATCCATCATCAGGAACTAATAGAGGTGGGTCTACTTGTTTCTGTGCAGCTTTGATTGTTGTCTTAGACATTTCATTCAACATTTTTACATCAGGCAATGCTGTCATTGCTGGTGATCTTCCATAGATTTCATGTGATGCTTTTAAGTATCTTGGAACAACAAAAGGAAACTCTCTAAATCCTGACACAGATAATTCATCACCACTTGCGTATTCAATATACACAGACTCAAATGGCATATTAGAACTATCTTGTTTTGTAGGATTGAAATCTGATCTTGGATAAACAGCATGAACAATCTCTATCTCTTCGTATGGATCTTTGTTTGCTATTGTTGTTACTTTAGTTGAAACTGTATTACCAAATCTTTGAATAGCTGCTCTCGCACTAATTTTAAATCTTCTGTAAACTGTATCAATTCTACCTTTGCTATTTTCCGCAATATAAATTTCATTGATATGTCTTGTAGAAAATTTTAATAAATCATCATCATCTTCTTCAATAAACATGGCAGCCGTACCAAAGGTAATCAGGTCATGATACAATTCAAATATTTCTTGTTGGAAGTTAGAACGATTGAAAGCTGTGTACATTGTTTCGGTTGCTGACTCTAACCATTCTTTCGCCTCATCCTCGTTATCCATTTCTTCGTTTTTAAAACGTAGGGAGAACCAAGGGGTAGATGGATTTGTGAGCATACCATGTAATGATGCTGCTAATAATTCTACAGCTTGTAAAGGTGAACTATCAAAAATAAGTTCAGTTCTTTTATCACCTCTTGATCTTGTTTTAGTGACATCTGCTTTTCTTGGCATCATGTAGTCTGCTACTTCTTGCCAATGGGTTTCCCAGTTTTGTCTTTGCGATGTTAGTCTGTCAAATCTTTTTAATAAACTTTTTGTTAAATCTGTTTTTGCCATTATTGTCCTAATAAACTTTTTGTTCCTAATGTTACTTGTTGTTCTTCTACACCCATAGGTCCAGTCATAATAGTTGCTGATCTACCTCTTCGCTTTGTTCTTCTGCTATCATAGCCATCCATGCTAGTTGCTGTAACTTGAGAAACTTCTGCTTGAGTTGGTGCAGGAGCTGGTGCAGGTGTTGGTCTAGGATAAACTGCTTTTGCTATTGCTCTAACTGGACTTCCTCCCATACTATCCTCCTAATAAAGTTTTCTTTCCAACTTCAGCTTCTTCTTCTACGCCAAGCGGACTTGTTAAGATTGTAGACTTTCTACCTTTTCTTCTTCGTTCTCTCTCTGCTTGTTCTGCAGCTATTCTATCTTTTTCTTCTTGTGATAGTTCTCCACTTGGTGCGGGTGGTAATGGTTGCACTGGTGGTAGTGCAGGCATCTTTGGTGAAAATAATGAACCCATAATTATATAATCCTATATTCGTTTTCTGCTACACTTTGTGGTGCTGTTTGTTTAGTGTCTAACTCTTGTAAACCTACAGCTAAATATCTCATTGCATCACACGCATGAGATGACCAGTCGTGTACAGGCTTTGATCGGAACATACGATTTTTATCAATATATTTCCGATGGTAATGTCTTAACGCATCTATTAACTTTTTGCAATGGTCTGTATCAATCCAACATCTAGGTAAGGTCATAGTGGTTGCGTGTATACCATCTTCTAATGGTATCTTAGGAACAACCTTAAATCTTATTCCTAGCTGATAAGCCACCTCTCGTCTTGTCTTACCATTGCTGAAATCTGTTACCTCTATATCATGAGGAGCAAAATGATCTTTATAAACATAATCTTTATTTTTAACTAACTCGATGTAATGTGGCATACCTTGACCTCTTTCTTCATGATAGTCAATGACATTGATAGCTCTGCCTAGCTGTTGATAAAATATAATACTGCTATGATCTGAGACTCCTAAATCCCATGATGTTGAGACAGGTAAACTTGGGTCATAGGGTACTCGTGCTATCTGTTTTTTATCTTCCATTTTTGCCAAGACATCCGCATAGATCGCACCTTCAATGTTCGCAATCCAATCGCACTCAAACTCTTGCAGATACTTCTTCTCACCCATCACTTCTTTTGCTTTGACTAACTCTTCGTTATCTACAATTTTAGTCTCGCTTGCTTTGGCTTTGTAATTAAACCAATCTTCAGCTCCCTGTGCGTGTTGGTATAATTCATAAAAATTATTATTCATACCTTGGGGAGTCCCAATAAATACGCAGTACCCTTTTCTGTCGGATAGTGCTGGTCTTATAATCTCAGGAAATAATCTTTCGTTCACGTTGGCGTACTCATCGATCACGCAGCCATCAAGATAAATACCTCTTAAGCCATCAGAGTTCTCTGAGCCTAGCAAAGTGATACGAGAGCCATTAGGTAAATCGACACGCAGTTCTGTTTCATTGAACTTGGTTTGTGGGATCTTGGCAGTAAATTGTTTCATATAATCCCAAGCGATAGACTTAGCTTGTTTGAATGTGGGTGCTATGTAAGCGAACCTAGGGTTTTTATTTTTAGACAATAGTGCTGACCTAATTAAATGATTTATCATGCACACTGTTTTGCCGAACCTACGATGGCAAACTAATACATTCCATCTGAACCTTGATATTTCTCTATGAAGAAACGCCTGATGCTTTCTTGGGGTGTAGGGTATTTTAATTTGCATAATCTCTTAGTGGATCATTTTACTTGGCATAACTCGATCAACACTATCATAATCAAAGTTCATAAGGTTCATAGCATAGCTAGCAAACATCTCTGCTGTAGCATTGTCTTTTAAACCAAATATCTTTATGACCAAAGTGTGTTTCTTTGGGTCTATATAAACTATTGATGATAGATCGTCTTGTATGTAGTTCCACATATAATACTACATATAGTAATTATTATTTAATTGAAAGGGTGGTCTGGCAAAGTGAATAACTGGCTGGCTGTCTAAGGGAGTCCTCGAGTCCCATGTATATATATATAATAAAATGCGGCTACATTGTGGCGTATGGGGGGGGTGTAGCATATAAAATTACTAGGTCATTACCATAAATGAGTATCTATAATTCTCGATTACCGATAACTATAACTTATCGGAAAGTTATTTAATCAATAAATAGGTCAATAGTGTTGTCCGTTGCTTATAATGTGAGGGAAGGCGAGGCGTTGTTTGTATTAGAATAGCAACATTTCAAACCTTTTAAACATCTCAACCAATTAAATTAAATCAATCAATCTTTTTTGTTTTAATGTACTTCAATAACTCATGATTTTTTTTATTAAAATATTTTACCTGCAATATTGTACCCGGATCATATTTATTGTTTAGCTGCTTTAATAACTTCTTAAATGACATCCCTTTGATTACTTCTTCTTTCCCTTGCTGATCCTTTATATAATATTCATATCTCATACTGTTGCATAAATACCACACATAAAAATAATTACAAATTGTCTTGACTTCATAATAATATTATTATACCAATTCGGCTATGACAACAAAAACAACAAAGGATAAAAAAATGAACGACTACTTGATAATAAATGAAGCTGTAAACTCTGAGCATTTTGAAAAAAGTTTTAAAGATGTTTCAGAGGCTAAGCACTGGATCATTAACCATTTAGATACATCAAAAGAATGGCAAATTTTACCAGCAACTAAAAAAAATAAAAATGAGTTGGAACTCAAATCAGCTATTGAGCATATGCAAAACACTTTTAAAAAGGGTGACACAATCTACACTCAACTGATTAAATCAACTCCGAATGGAACTGTATATTTTAGATTAAGGTATATTAAAGATAATAGACCGTACCAATGTACATATCATTACTCTAAAATTATGGATCATAAATTGGATGAAAAAAACTCTTATTCAATTAAGTTTCCATTTGGTAACATGGATATGGGTTTCCATGCTGTTTATTCTTTATGCCGAACTATATGGAATGACGGCTACTACCTAAAGCATGAATGGTTATAATACTATTGACAATATGGTTAAATATAAATAATATAAACTTAACAAGGGGGAAACAATGTTTATACTTGAAGCAATACCAATGATATTAATTTATATGCTCTTTGCATATATAATCTTAGGGGGTGAAAATGAGAAGTAAAACAGATCATATATATTCAACAGCTTTAGCATACGCTTGTTATAAAAGCGGTCCTAAAAGAGTTGATGATAACTTATTAAAAAATATGTTTAATGATTTATGTTTATTATCAAAGGAATATGCTTTTGATTATAAGCAAGAATTAAAAACCATACTGAAAGAGGGGATCAATGAAAGCTAAGTATTTAGTATCAGTCCTTGATATACTGTATAAAAAATATGGTATCAAATTTAATATCAATGACACAATGAGACAAGCTAGTAAAAAAATAGATGAGTTCAATACGTTTAAAGATATGCCTAAAACTAATGGATCTCATCTTGCAACTAATATTGTTCAATTCCTAGATGAGAGGGATAAAAAACTAAAGGGGGATAAATGAGCAGCGAGAAGCAACTAATATTAATTATAATTACTGCTTTAGCTGTTGGACTATGGCAGCTATGGCAAGATAAAAAAAGAAAAGACGATGAAAAAAAACAAAGACACTTATCAAAATACTTTGATAGTAAGTGGTAAACAGAATTTTCAAGGTGAAGTAACAAGTGGTTTCGTAATGAAACTATGGAAGATAACACTTGAAAATATAAGAGAAACACAAAAAGAAAAAAAACGAAAGGGTGAACCATGTATATTGATAAATATACCATAAAAAAAATAGGTACTAAATGGGATGGAAACAAACAAAAGAAAAATCAAATCCTATTTAAAGCTGATAGTGAAGAGGGTATGACAGCTAAATGTTTCATGAGATTTATGGAAGATTTAGACGATGGATTACATCATCATACTGGCTCTCAATGTGAAGTTAGTATTACATTTAAAGAAAACGATTAACTATTCCTTTGGTGGTGTAGATGCTGGGATACTCTCAGCATTTACATCAATTAAGTCAGGGGTATCTTCCCAACTGATGTTTATTTTTTGATCTATATTTTGACGTATGGGTTTGTTATCAGAGTAAAGATCAGTAAGTTTACCTGCTAAAAATTTTATGAAGCTAGTTTTTTCTCTTATCCAAAGTATTTGATTAGGATTTTCTACTTCCTGATAATTAAATATCTGTAAGAGTTTATCAATTAAAGTTTGAATACCAAGTTTACGAGCCTCAGTTATCTTGCTTTCTAACTCGGGATTTTTTTTTAAAATACTGTAAAACTTCATCAAGCTGCATTGAGAGGGGTTGAGCTTCTTGTCTTTTAGAATTTCTGTGAGGGTTAAACCTTCTATAAGATTGCTTTCTATAATAGGAAGACTTTTCATTATTTGTAATTCTTGGTTTGACTTTGTCGTAGTAGTAGGCTCTGACTTCTTCGATTGTTTTGTGTCTGAATTGGTAGAGCTTTGAGAGTTGTTTAATTCTTGTGTCATCTGTATAATTTGTATTTTTAAAACCTAAAACATTTTGGTAGCCATGATACTTACACTTATATGTACCATTGGCAAGGGGATAACCCTTCATTCTACATTGAACAGGCTTACCTATCCTCTGACTTGCTCTTGTCATGCCTTGACAAAAAACTTTCTGTCTTGGTCTCCCTACCATGCTTCACCTTATTTTCATGTACCTTTTTTTTATAAAAATAGTTAGTCCTCTTTCTCACATTATCAACTATAACTTTAGGTATATCTACGAGCCTAGTGTCTTTCTTAGATTGTACCTCTAATGCCTCCTTACAATACAAGATATTATCTTTCTCTTTTATAGCTTGTCTAAGTCTGTCAGGGGGTAGAGTGGCTAGTTTATTTATAATGTCCTCTTTCGAGTACCCATTATTGCTAATCACCTCTCTTACAATGTTAGTTATATAATTAGTTTTATTTAATGGTAGTTTTATTAATATATTCGTATTACGAACATCGATGTTTCTATTACGAACATCACTGTTTTTAATACGAACATCACCATAAATAAAATCAGGGTCTATTGTGTATAAAAGTGTTGATGATAACCTTTTAATCTGTATAATCTTAGCCTTTTTTAAATAAACTGTTGCCTTCCATATAGTAGTACGAGATAACCCTGTCATATCAGCTATTGTTTGTCGTCTAGGGTAACACTTTCCTGTCTTAGCATTAACAAACTTCAACAAACATACGAGAACAGATAGACAATAAGGCTTAAATGTGTCGGGGATTTGTTTATATTTAGGATTGGCAAAGATTGAAAAGGGAATACGTATATGTGGTGTGTAATTGCGATCCATTAACTATATGTTGTTACTGTTACTACTGTTGCATTTATGCAACACTCTAGCCTCTTGTAGATGTTTCACCCACTCCCTAGCTGAGTAGTCCTGCAAAGGATAATTAGAATTATAGTTAAAATTCTCTATTCTAGCTATCTTAAACCTCATTGTAGGGTCATAGTAGCAACCATTCTCTAATCGCAAAAAATTAGGGGTTTCTGCTTGATTATGGGGTATATAAAAGATGAGGTAGGCAGGTACTTCCAACTTCCTAGCTATCTTTCTAGTGAGTGTAGTGTTCTTATAGTTTTTACCGGTCCACCGACAAGTTTCTGCCACAAATAGCACACATCCACAGCTTTTATGAAATTCAACGCAATCCAAATCAATATAACCAAGCGAACTATCCTCAATGGATCTATGCCATTCGGAATATTCATCGCCACGATTAAAGTAATTATTTCTAGCCATAATTTATAATTTTCTATCCCATTCTTCTTTGGTCATTGATGGTATAAATTTATTGAACTGACCATAAAAAATATAGTGTATGATTGCTATGATCATAAACAGATATAATAAAAATATAAAAATTCTCTCAGTCATTTATTTTTTCTTCAACATTTCAATCTCAGTTTCTTTAAGATCAATTTGAGACTTTAATGTGTCAATCTCCTTGTCCTGTATTTTAATATAATTATTTTTATCTTTGATCAGTTGTTCTAATTCTTTAATCTTATCGTGTAATTTAGTTTCTTCAAACAAACCTTCATACGTCATTTGATAACCTCAATCTTTTTAATTACACATCGAGGAAAGACATTTACATTTGATACATCAAGGCTACCATCCTCATTCATAGAATAACCTGAGAAAGTCCAAACGTGTTTCTTATCTTTCTTATAAAGATAACCCTCATCAAAACATTCAGCTAATTTTGTTTTAGTTATACTATCCTCGTGCATCCACGTTTCATCTGACGAAGTAATATCGAGCCAAGTTAAACGAACTCTTTTGTATTTAATTTTTTTCGATGAAGTCATAGAAGTCATTGGGTTGTACTTGTTTGTTTGTACCAAAATATATTTTCTTCATCTCTTCCTTGCGTGGTATTCTTTGCTCGTGAGAGTACCGCCAAATATTCGTGGCAGGATTGATGTTATGTATTCCACATTGCCTAGCCATTTCTGAACAGCTAAGTTTATGCTTCTTCATGTATTCTTTTAATGTCATTGTTCTCCTGTTTTTTGGTTGAGATAGACCATTACCAATTCAGTTATCCCCAGTCAAGAAAAATAAGGTATAGACATAGTGGAAAACTAGGTATATATAGAAAGAAAACAATGATAAATAATTACGAAAAAGAAATGCACGAAAAATATAGTGATATGTATAATTACTATTATAATAATAATGGAACAATCGCTGTTTTAAATGTGTATTCTGGTCCTAGTTTTACATCACAATTACAATGTGATGAGTGGTCTAATTATGTACAAGGTAGGCAAAATGGTACAATCAAATGTCCGCATTGTGGTAAATAAAAAACAATGGATTTAAAAAAACTATACGACAAAACTAATGGTGGTCAAGGTCAGGATCACTTCAGCTTTACGCAGCTCAGTAAGATGAAACCTATCGGTATGTGGATAGTAGATTATTTTGTGCGTGATCAAAAACGTAGAAGAGCTGACAAGAAGAATTTTAAATTAGGTTATGGATCTGTATCAGGGAACGTAGCACAAAGACTAATAGGTAAGTATATCTTTGAGGGTGCTGAAAGGCATGAGATCAAAGACAGAGATTACGATACTATTTTTAATCACGAATATAATATTTACACTAAAGAAAGTTATGATCAAAGAGATGATAGAATTAAAGAGATGGTTACTGAAAGATTACACGCTACCATCAAGAATGTTTTAAAAGTTGTTAAAGAAATATTTGGTAAACAACCTTTGATGTGTGAGAGATATGTATCAATGTCACCTGAAGGTTTAGGTATAGATATATTAGGTCGTATAGACTGGGAGTCAGACAAAATGTTTGCCGAGCAAAAGTCTAAGCCACCAAGTGCAAGAGGTTTGAATGTAGATAGTTTAAAAATCTACACACAAAAGCTACCAACTGAACCTGACCCAATAAACATAAACCAAGTAGCTTTTTATAGAGTATCAACAGACAAGCAGCCGTTTTTATTTTATGTTAATGAGAAAGAATATATTATTTTTGATAACAATCATCCTGCATTATGGGATGATCATTTAGAATATTGTTATAGCGAAATGGTACAGAAAGCTATGACCATACAGAGATTACTTGAAGTAAGTAATGGCGATCCAAAGGTGATGGCAGGATTAGTAGAGAAACCTGACTTATCACATTGGACTATGAAAGATGCTAGTGCAGATCAACTAGCAGTAATAAAACAACTATGGGGATAAACATGATAGATAAAATAAACAAGATAAATGAATTGTGTCGTAAAGATGGCGTGTACAAGAACCTAACAACAGGTCAAACAACTGTATCTTTATGGAGCAAGATTAAATATTTCAGACAAGTGTTTGGTAATGAATTAGGTTTTGATACATCAGTCTTTGAACATGATGATTACTACATTGCTAAGTGCAAGATACTAGCCTATGATCCTGAGAGAGTGTTAGCCACAGGACATTACAAACAATTTAAAAAGAAGAACGGAACTTACATACAAGGTGCTTTACCTATGGCTGAAAGTTTCGCAATATCAAGGAGCTTGAGTTTTCTTGGTGTGTTGGATAAAGATATAACCTCCCTCGAAGAGCTAACATCTTTGAACATACCGACAGCCAAGGAAACTAAAGACCCTTCAAGTACGAAGGGTACACCTGTCAAAAAAGTGGTAGAAGAAATAAAAAAAGCTCCACATATAACGAGATTAGAACATCTACGTTATCATGTGTATGCACCCACTTTTGAAGCAGCTAAAACAAATTCTAGTGAATACAATGCTTTATTAAGTGCGTATAAAACTAGAATGGATACAATAACTAAACAGGAGAAAATATAAATGGATAAGCTATATATAAAACTTATACCGAATGCTGACAAACAGCCGGGTGATAATCGACCTAGCTTTGTAGCACCCATCAATCCTAAATCTCCTCCGGGTAAGACATGGAGATTGTCTGCTAACATCAATGGTGTTTGGTATAACCAAGCTGCCTTTGATGATACAGAGGAAGATGGAACACCGACTGGTGGCTTGAATGTTGTATTAACACCACAAGATAATGCACAATCAGGACCAACTGGAGGGGGTAAGCAACAGTCTTTCACAGGTTATAAAAAACCTTTCAAAAGAACTGGAACTTATGGTAGTAATCAAAGAAGATCATACTAATCTACGAGAACTATGATCTGCTCTGAGGCGAGGTTTTAGCCATCCCCTTGGCTTCCTTTCAAATCGTTGTTTTTCCTCGCCTCTTAGCTAAGTAACTTTATGAATAAAAAGAATTTACAGAAACAAATTGGTGGTTCACATTATAAGGATAACTTTAAAATCCAACCCATTGAATACATACAAGCTAATCGTATGCAATTTGCTGAAGGCTGTGTGATTAAGTATGTATCAAGACACTCGTTTAAAAACGGAAAAGAGGATATACTAAAAGCCATACAAAACCTAGAATTTATATTGGAGAGAGACTACAATGATTGACAAAACGGCTAAAAATGTTGTAAGATATAGACATGGCAACGCAAACTTTACTTACATAGAAAAGTTTGATGATGCTGAGAAGGCTGCCAATCCTTCAAATGAAGGTGAGTTGGTAGAAGTGAAAGTCAATGAGATTAAATGGGACTTTACAAAAGTGAAGGAGGAAAATAATGGCTCACGATCTAAGAAAGATCAAGGAGAGTCTGCAAAAAGTAAGGGACTTACAGAGAAAGAAAAGTGAACTGTACGTCAAGCACTTACATAAGGCTAACAAATTAAAAGCTGAAAGTTATAGCTTACATTTGAAAGTCGCAGACTACGAAGACCAGTTAATGAGAGCTTAACTCTTATTAACAAAAAACAAAAACAACTAGAAAAAGTTGGTAACAACTAAGAGGAAGCTATGCACTTTGAACAAATACAAAAGAAAAAGAAACAAATAAAACTAGGCATGAGAGCTATTATGTTTAGAGAACTATCACCAAGAGAATTACAGATATACAGAACAGGATTTAAGAATGGCTACAGACTAGCCGAGACACATCTTGATTATAAAAGCCAAGCACTTATCGAGAGATATAAAATGAAAGAGGATCGAGATAGAATAAAAAAAGAAACAGAATATCATCCTCCTGTTGGTTATGAAATATTTAATAAGATATTAAACACAGTATCTAAACACTTCAATGTATCAACTACAGATATTATGAGTAAAAGAAGATTGCAGTATATGGTTAAACCAAGGTCTGTAATTATAAATTATATTTTAGAACACTATCAAATCTCTACACCTAAACTAGGAGAGTTTTTTAGTTTCGATCATTCAACCATCATACATTACAGACGACAGAAAGTTAGACAGACAGGTATGTGGAAACCTTTAGAATTTATTTGGAAGGATTATGAGATCGTTAAAAAAGAATTGGCTAAGTCCTCGCATAGTTAGGTCTTTTACCTTTACGAGTTCTTCTTTCTGCTCTTTGTTTTCTTGATACAGCTGCACGTCTTTGACTAGGTGACATAGCTCTTGCTTTAGATAAAGGTACACACTTAGGATAGTTTCTTCTTTTCTCACCACCACTACGACCACACTTAGGAAAGCCACCACCTTTCTTTGGGTTAGCAATATCAACCCAGTTGGCTCTTACCCATGATCGTAAACCTTTTGACATTATCTTTTCTTTTTTCTTTTAGGTTTGATTCTACCTGAACATACACCAGCAGCGTACATATTGGCATACGCTGATGGGTATACTTTAAACTTACGCTTTGCAGCAGCTTTACCTCTAGCACAAAGTTTAGCCATTTCTTTTTCTTCCTCTGAGTTTGGCAAAATCTGCTCTTGTAATCTTGTCCCTAGGAAAAGCTACACGAGCTATCTTCATCTGCTTTGCAGTATATTTTTTCTTACCTTTTTTCTTTGGCATTATTTTTTCTTCTTACCTTTTTTGCCTTTAGCTTTTTTAGCCATAGGCTTTTTCATTTTTTTTCCGTAGTGTCCTGGCATTGTTTGCTCCTATTGTTATATATTTATCGAAACAGCTTTGTGTGTTTTCACCATAGTGTTCACAAAAAAGTTTCTTCTCTGCATTTATAATCCATCCACCTTCGTTACTCAAGAGCTGTCTTTTACACATAAGACAATACCCACAAACGATAGTGATGTTTTTACGTGACCAAGTTTTTTTCTTTACCATTTTTTGCATGACCAATAACGAGCAGTGAGTTTGTTTGTTGCAGTAGCACATCTGTGTCTAGCTCTGAAAGATTTACGTCTAGCAGGAGATGACTTCTTGATTGTCATGTTTGCATCTCCGTATCTAATCAATCTAACTTTATTACCTGACTTTGCAAGAACAGCAAACTTTTTAGTTTTAGTTCGTGCATTCTTAGGTTTATTGTACCCTGCAAATCTCTCACCTCTGTATGTTATAGCCATGATTTCATTCTATACTCTTTGAAATAATTTACAACTTTCCATTTATCTTTTTTCTTGAAGTGTTTTTTAAGTGCATACTTTGTAGCTTCTTTTTTTGTGTCCCATATCTCATTTGTGAACAACTCCCATTTGTCGTTCCTCATCCAAATGATACAGTACATTATGGTCTAAGAGTCCAAAGGATCATGAACACAATAGCTATTAAAGCTACTATAGTATTCATAGGAAAAAAAAATTCCATTACTCAGCAACTCCCATAAGCCATAGCATAATAAAAATATAACAGATTGGTTCCATTAGTTTGCTAAAGGATTTTTATTACTTGCTTTGATTTCTTTTATTTCTAATTCTAATACTTGTATTGTTTTCTCTAACACAGATATTTTAACATTTTGGTTTGCTATTTCTTTTACCAGTGGATCAATATCTAAAGCACCTAAGTTACTTAGTTGCTCTTGCATTTCACCATACTTTACAAAACCAGCACCAATAGCACCTAGTACACCGATCAATGCTGCGATACCTGCTAATTGTTCTTTTATTTTACCCATTGTTTAATACCTCTATCTCTCTAATCAGTTGTTCTTTTTGAAGTCTGATATTATTAATTTCATCTTGTTGAATAAAGATTGGATCACTTGATGTATACTGTGTAAGATTTTTTGTATAGATGATCCTATCGTCTGTAATATTGAGTTGATCTTCATATATCTTTCTCTCCTTATAGAATGGCACATTATAAGTCAATAGAATAGAATTGTCTATCATTGCATTCAATTTGATGATATTCTTTACCTGTAAATTTTTGTCGATTTCTTTTATATTTTCGTCAATTTTATCAAGAGTGTTAATTAATGAAGAAGTTTTTTTATCATCTAAAGAAGTGTCTGTGCTGTCAGCTTCAGCTTGTTCTGTTTGTGTTTCTTCTGTCGATGTTTCTGACTCTTTACTTTCTTCCTCGCCAGGCGATTGTTCAACCATTAATGATGATTCCGCCTCCTCCTCAGTTTTATTCTCCTCAAGGAGACTTTCCTCTTCCTCAACAAAAGAACCCATTTGATTCTCCTGCTTTTCCTCTTCGACAACTGGCTCATTAAACTCTTCTTTAAATTCTTTTTCTAATTTAGGTTCTTCATACATTGATACCATAGGAAACTCCTCTTCAAACTTAAACTCTTCTTCAAGTTTAAATTCTTCTTCAAACTTGACAGTCTCTTCTATCTTTTCAAACTCTCTAAATAATTCTTCATTGGTTGCAGTAAACTCAGTGAGTGTAGCTTCAGGTATTGGACTGTATGTTAGGTCTAACAACGTAGCTGTAAGTTCAGCACCTAATAAGTTTGGACCAATTGCATCTGTACTGTTAGGTGAGTCACCATCTAAACCTGAGAACTCCCAACTCCAGTTTCTTGCACCTGTACTATTATGAATAACTGTATCTGTATAAGTAAAAGTATTTCCGTAATATCCAGCATCATTATTTCTGTTTTGAGTTACACTATTTAATACAGCTCCTGCATCATCTAAAATTTTTACTGTTGTTGAATAGCTATCTCTTCCTGCTGTATGCTGACCACAGGCATAAGCTGATCCTGACCATTCACAGTTCTGTACTTCTGTTATTGAATTTAATCTAACTCCACCATCTAAACTGTCAGCTGTTGTAGTAAAAGATGCACCATCTGTGGCTTTAATTGTATCAATACCAAGTAATGATCCACTTGCAGATATAGTTCCTGTGCCTTGAATTTCTAATTCATTTCCAAAATCTGTAACACCTGTTGTAGTCCAACCCGTTGAGCCATTTATACCATCAATAGAACCACTAGAGTTTTGATAGCTAGTTTGTCCTGTTCCTGCGTTGGGTAGTAGATTATTGCTTGTTGCTGTTTCTGCTAAAGAAATTGTATGGATTAATATCATCAGCAAATTGATTAATACGATGAATTGCATAACCTACTCCTATTATAAATATTAATAACCAAATCATTTTTTTGTTTCATCAATTACTGGACTAATAATAATAGCGTTAGCTTTTTCATTCGCCTCCTCTATGATCTTCAGTTCTTTGACATACAATTCGTAATCAGGTCTTAGCTTGTCATACTTCTGCCATGCTTTCGTTGCTTGTTTGCCAATCTGTCCTTCAAACGGACATGGTGTACCTGCGTGGTGCATGGCTTGGAATACTCTTTCGTCTTGGCATAGCATAGATACTGCTGCAACTTTCATACCTTGATTAGATAGTTCCCTTGCTAATTTTATTCTTTCACAATTTTTATCTCTGAAATGTTTACCGCCTGAAATACCTAAACCAAATGTTTGAACTCCAGCACTAGCACCTACAGCACAAATATCCATACCTCCAGCTGCTACGTTTGGTGCTGAAGCTGTGGGTGGTGCAGAACGAATGTTAGATGTTGAATTGTTTGTTGTTGTCGAGCTAGATGAGCTACCTGATTCGTATGTTGTGGCATTGGTATAACCACCTGTTATTGATGTGTTTGATCCGCTTGTGTTATTTTGTGTGGTTGTGGCAATAGCAATAGAAGGCAGTCCTAAAAGAACTAGGCAAAAAACAATAATTAATTTGGCTCGTCTCCTCCACATATATAACCAATCACCTTCTTATCTTTGTACTTATAGTAGTAATGATTAGACATAAAAGTCTTTTTTCTCTTTTCGTACATTGCAACATTAGTATTAAACCAACTACTGCAACTTGTAAATATCTCAAATGTGTCTTGTTTGATGTCTCCACCAAAAGAAAGGTAGAGTAATGTTATCATTATGGGTTTCATCTGCCTTGAGAATTATAGGCTTTCCAAGACTTTTTCTTATGTTTGTTCATGGAAGATGTCTTTGGTCGTCTACCTAGACTTGTTTTTTTTGGTATTCTTTCGTGTGGTAGCTTTTCTAAATTTAGTTTTCTTTTTGCCATATCCTTGTTGTGCTTTCAACGTAACCTTTGTACCAAAAGTTTGAGAAAACATCTTTGTTATCTGATTACTCATTTGCTGAAATTCTTTATTTCACTAGCTTTGATACCATAGATCGCAGCAACTACAGATACCCATAAACCAACTAGCCACCATGGCATTGACTGGAGCTTTTCAAAGAACAGATCCATCTTTTGTTCTATCTTAGGATCATCTGCAAACACAGAGTAAGCTAACATGAAGATGGGGGTAGACAAAACGATAAGTACGAACTCATCTTTCCAGTCTCCCTTCTGATGCTCGAATACTTTACCTTTATATTCTATCTCACCCCTCTTCATCTTCTCTGCGTGAAGTAGTCTAGCTTCTGACAAGGCTTCTTTAGTTTTTTGCTTATCAGAATACAGCTTGGCAGCTGTCTTAATTCCCATACCTAAAACATTAAACCACATTTATTCCATCCATGGCTTGTATTTAACTTTGCCATCCTCCCTGTAAGCTCTTAGTGGTTGATTTCTATTATGATCAGTTGAGTAAGAGCAATGAATCCAGCCTGATGTTGGTTCGTTATCACGATAAAATTCTAATATAAGCTGGTCGTAAGTTAATTCGTTTCTAATCCAAAGAGCTAGTTTTTTGTTATCAACACCTGGTATCTCAAAGTCTGCTGCGGCAGCATTGTTGTCAGCTACGTGCTGACTATTCACTGAACTACCAATCTCTATGCAAAGTTGAGCAGTACGGAAACCACTAGATATAATTAAAGGTTTATCAAAGTGTGATCTAACAGGCTGTAAAATATTTACTGCTAATGCTTTTAAATTTTCTATTTGTGCAGGGTTAGGATTGTTATTAATACCTTTACGTTCTGCAATCTGAGACTTTGTAAGCTCATCTAGGGATATGTTAGCTGTAAGTTTCATCTGTTGTAATATATCTTAACCTTTAATTTTTTTTGTAGTTCTGTCAAGCCTCTATTTATCAATGATCCTGCCTTTCTAACATACTTATCTTTAGGTGTATAATCAGATTTCCTATAGTTTGCAGTCTTTACATCATAGGCTTGATATTCTCCTGTGGTTAAATCTAAAACTACCATATCTATTGGACCAATACCCATGGCTGGTACGAATACTAATTTATCAGGATCTTTTGCAAATTTGGCTTGTGCAATGAGTTCATTGTAAAGTCCAATTGAAGCTGTATTCCTACTTCTTCCATTCCCTTTTATGGAAGCTGTTTTACTGCGTTTAGCCATTCCATTTAAAAAAACCTATAATGGTCGCTACTAAACCACCAAGAATAACTAGAAAGGCAACTGCACCTTTACCTTTATTCATATCAGCTCTTAGTTCTTTTATATCTTTACGCATTTCATCAATGGCTTTGAACAAAGTTTTCATACGTTCAGCACAAACTTTTTCGTGATAAGATATTCTTACGCTGTTGTTTTTTTCAGCGTACTCACTTATCTCCGCATTTGCAGACGATCTTTTTGATTTTCTTTTTGCAGCCATCTTTAATTTTCTTCCAAATTGTTGTGAGTTCCTCAATGAGGAGTTTAAAAAATTTATCCATGATTACCTCGCTGTTGAAGGAATATCGTTGCTAGATACTAATGGGTGTTCTGCAAAAGCCATGTAGATATATGTTCCACCTGATGCGTTAGAATTTCCACTAGAAGCCGCATTTCTATTTTTGCAGCCATTTGATGTAAAATCCCAATAATTTACTGTACCTTCTGCGGCAGTAGAGTTAGCAAATAAATATTTATCAACTCCATTAAAAGTATTTCTTCCACTATCCCACATCATCCAATCTCCTGTAGTATCTGTTCTTTTGGTCATTAAAAAAGCTGGTTTAAATCCTGTGTAAAGAAATGGTCCATCATTATTTGCATTACCTGTATATGAACCAAACTTGCTAAA